CGCGTTTGCCGACAGAGATGATACGGTCGTACCTTCTGTGATGCCAGCACCGTAGATAGCTTGCCCAGCAGTAATGCCAGCAGCGGTAAACGTAGTTGCGCCAGCAACAAAGATTGTCGTGTTGCTTGATGTTGAGATTGAACCTACTGTGTTTGAGAAACCATTGGTCTTAGCGGCACGACTTACATACAGACGATTGCCGTATGCAAGGAAGTTAGCAGCAGTAAAGAACGTTTCTGCATTGTTATTTGTTGGCTTGCCGTAACGAGCCGCTAGAGTATTTTCAGAATCTACTAGAATAAACTTTCCGATAGGACCCCAACCGAACGATCCGCCAATTGCACCTTCTGTGGTGGAAACTGATGGAATAACGCTAGTTAGATCGATTTCAGAAATATTTACTCCAGGGCTGACTTGAAACGCCATTGTAATCTCCCATTCAAAAGGTGTTGTAGTTGCAATATTTGCTTTTATTTATAAATTGTTAGAGTTACAAAAACATTCCTGCAAATTCTGGATCGAAATTGTTTGTCATATCAACCGTTCCTTCGTTGTCGTGTCCTGTTTCGATAAATCCAAATGGAATCAAATCATGTTCAATATCTTCATCTGTTTTTTCTCTGAGTTGCATCAAAGTGTGAATGTCTGTTAATTCTTTAAAATATGGCTGATCAGACAACCAAGCAAAAAGAACTAAGCACATTACCAGATCGTCATGCGCACCAGATTCGGCTTCATACGACGAACCTTTTTTAGAAAATCTAGACAATTCTTGAATTGTATTATGGTCATTAATGATTAACTGATATTGTTCTATCAAAAGCTTTACCATAGAACAACCGATAGATTTCACAATCGTAGTAGTACGAACGCCTCTATCAGCATTTTTGGTAAATCCTCCAGTGATTCTTTTACCTTTAGCTCCAGCATTTTCGGTATAGATAAGATTTTCACTGTCATAATCAAAATACAAAGTATCTGCTACTTGCCCTCCGATATCGTTTAATTCGACGAGCATAGTAGCATCATTGTATATTTTTGCGGTACGGTGAATTTCCACCGCGTAATCTACTGGGGTTATCGTGTTGCTTCTATAAACAGCAACTTGATTGTACGGCATTTTGGTAATGTCTATTACAGAAAACGCCGAATAGTCTAAACCCTTCCCTCTAGACACGTCTGCAACAATAACGTATTTGTGGTTTTCTTCTGACAGAAAATATTGAGAAAGTCCAGCTTTAGAATTTATAGGAGTTTTTGGTACAAGAGTTTTTAAGCAAGCGCCAGAAATCAAAGTCCCAGAAGACCCGAGCCAAGCACACTCAAACTCTTGGGCGAACTTTTCATAATCCCAATCCATAGAAGAAAGAGTTTCTTGATGCCAAGCCTCACCTCTTCCTGGAACCCTTTGCCACGGAACTTCTACGTATTGATATCCGTTAGTGCCCTCTTGTGCGCCCATACATGTTTTGTAGAAATGGTTCAGCCCATTTGGCGTGGAGGTAAAGAGCATTTTTGTCGTTTCACCAGAAGTAATTGTAGGGAAAACAGACGAGAAAAATGCATCCCAATTTTCAACAAACGCAGCTTCGTCGATATAAAGAAGAGCAATAGATTTACCACGAATGGAAGATGAAGTAGTAGCAGCCGCTATAACCTTACATCCATTTTCTAGTTCTATAGAGCCTTCGTTCCATTTGGTTACGCCTTGTTGCAGCCAATCTGGAAGTGCTTCGTACGATAATTTAATACGGTTTAGAATTTCTCTAGCAGCATCGCCTTTGTTCGCAAGCAACGCTACAATTTTATGTTCGTTAAAAAGGATGTAATGGAGAATAACAGCGGCGGCAGTTGTGGTTTTACCCGCTTGGCGGGACGTTACAACCGTAACTCTTCTGTTATTTGTGATTTTTTCTATAATTTCTTTTTGATAATCGTATAGCTTTATCGGAATCAAACCGAAATCCACATGAACAATCTGTACGTATTTTTCAGCAAAATATATTGGATCGTTTTTACACTTTATTAATTCTTCCACCATTTCTGGCGTCCAAGAAATATTTTTTCTAACTTTCTTTAAAAGTGGATTACCATTATAGCCTTTAAAATCTACATCTTGAGTATCTGTCGTAAAAGTCATTAAGTGTTACTCTTAGCGTTATCTATAAGTTTCTGCAATTCTGCAGTGCTTCCCACAAAAAGATTGTTTGTTACATTGTTAGAATCCACCACTTCTGTCTTAGATAACTCTTTTTTCCTTTTTTGAAGTTCCACTAAACTCTTATTAGCATTTACTAATGTATTTATCAACGCACTTAATGCCGTGTAATCATTTGTAGACTGCGATCTAGAAGCTATATCATACACAGCATCGACCGCTTCTTGTCCTTTGTTGATGATGTCATACAGATTGTCTCTAGCAAACGTAATATCATCTGCTATTTGATTTTCTGCAATTTCAGATTGATGTGGTTGTTGAGAGACCGCAGTCGGAAAACTGACATCAACTACATCATCAGGGGCGATGTTCAAAAACTTGTCTAAATCTTTCATTATAAGTTCTCAGTAAAATCCGTTATGAATCCATAATCATCTGTTGCGATGATATTAGCGACACCAATAGATAGTGCTGCATTCGAAGTTGGTAGACCACCCGCTGTCAATCCTGGCGTCACTTCTATCGTGACCGTATTGGCAAGAGTTGTATCAATGATAGGACCGTCACTCTTAGGTATTCTAAAGTTGATATCAGAATATTTGATGATCTTCGATGATTTCGTTGGGCCAAATAGATACGCCTTCATCGTAAAAGATAATGTCCAGATGATAGCCCGACGTTGGTCAAACGGTCCTTGGAAAGAATCGTCTTGTCCGATAGAGTCGATAACAAGCGGAATGTCGTAAACGCCATTCATCTCAGGAATCAACTCAACACTTGCTGTCCATGCAGGGGTAAAGTAAGGCAAAATCTGCTCAATGATTCGTGTGCCGTCTTCTGCATTCTTCACCATAATTGACATAGTAAAAGTAATGTCATATGGAACAGGCGCATATTGATAGTTTGCCGAACTCTTATCCGCTGTGGTCTGCGAATAAACCTTGTTCATTGTGTTGGTTTTGCGAGTCGCCGCATACGAAAACCCTGTCATTTCAAACGACATTCTTGGTAATACGATAGCCGCTTGATTATCTAAATCTGGATTGCCTTCAAGACGTGCTAAAAACTTTTCTTTGGGTCCATATGACAAAGGAACCTTCATCGTCTGAACAACATCTCCAGCTGTATTATCTCTTTCAATGATAATGTTGTTGAAGATCGTCCCAAACAAAACAACGTATTTTCTTAAAGTGCCATGGTTAAAAGTTTGCCCAAACATTAGACCGTTCCTTCACTGAAAGGGTCAACGTCTGTCCAGTCAAGGATAGTCGCGCCTTCTGTTTCAAACTCTAGGTTATCTGAGAACACATCATGTGTCTGGGCATCAAAATCATATGCACCTTGAAGAATAGCAGAACCTTCTTCTGTAGATATCTCATATCCATCGCCAGTTAGAATAGCAAATTCATTCATATCTAACGTGTTGTTCATTTCATAAGTATCAATAAGATCAATACCAGTATTAAGTTTCTCGCTGCTATATTCCCACATCTCGCAAACAAGATCTACCATCTGAATAGACCCCATTTGATAGAATACTGGAGTCTTGTTTACATACTTAATCACGAGAATACGATTGGCCATTGGAAGATAGATCAGATCACCTTCACCTGGGCGCACTAGATTGGTGTACTGACCGATCTCATTAGCAAAGACTCTAAGAGCAACAGTTAATGTTACTTGGTCTCTGATTTCTAGATTGAACTTAGACAGAAACTGCCCATCGCCTTCATAACTGTCATAACTGCGAATATACATTTCTATTTCGTAGTTACCATTATATTCTGAAATCGTGTCTTCGCCGTAGATGTCATCTTTGGCAATCAGAGTTCTTGGGCAATAGAACACATCATGACCATACTGGCGAATGGATTCAATGACCAAATCTTCAATGAGATTTTGTTCAGGCGCATTCGTGAAGTTATTAAAGAAAACGTTGGTTGCCATGTTAACCGATCATATCCATAATCGGTAACTGGATCGAAGCCATATCTGCTTCTAAGCGGCGAATGTCAGCCTCAGCATCGTTTTGGATTTTGTCGCCGTTAAACTGCACACCACCTGGAAGAGACATACCAGAGAACTTGTTGATGTTGTCGCCCCATTGCTTCTTGATCAAAGCAGTTGCGTAGTTCTGCAACCAACGATCATTCCAAGCATCTGTGTAAACATCTGGATCAACGACTTCGTAGGCTTGAAGGATCAGAAATTTGCCGACGCCTAACGATCCCCAATCAGTATCGATATAAACTCTATCTTTGTGGCGGCTATAACGAATTGGTTGCTTGCCGATAAGCATCTCTGACATAAGAGACAGATGTTCCATAGCCATGTAATAAGGCACGAGCGAAACGCTTGTCAAAGTGTACAAGTCATTCAATGCAATCTGATAGCGAATGTTGAAAAGGTCATCTGACCGAATGCTAGGATCGCCAATAGGAAACACGCTCACAACGCCCATGATGTTTTCTGGGACTGTGATATATTTGTTTGCCATATCGGCTTCTGTGACTTGGTGCTTGTAATAGACCATCTCAGAGCCATCGAAGTGATAGTCCCAATAAAAACGAATTGCTTCGCTCACACGGTCTTCAACCTGATCTTCTGTAACATTGATTTCGATTACAGGTTTGCCGAGTTTGCGTAAACAATACTCTTTAAACTCATCTTTCGTTGCTGGACCAGCCATGTATTGCTCCTAGTTTTACTTGTATTTATAAGTTGTAATGACTGGTCCAATATAACGATTACTTATTATCTTCTGGCGCTTGTTCTTGAAGTTGTGGCACCGCTTGATTACGAATGTTTTCAATAATAGCAAAAACAGATTCGTATGGTGCTTTAGCAAGAGCAGCAAAGATCAAATTCAATTCATCAACAGTAAGTTCTAGTTTAACCATAATATTCTCCATTAAAAGTTTGGTGTTCTCGATACGATAGGTGGATTCTTGAGTGCTTCCAAGACAGACAACAGATTTGATTGCATATCAAGTATATTTAGTTTGTCTTCGACCCATAATTCCAAGTCTTCTTTAGTGATGTCATCGTATTCAACGTAATCTTCTGGATCGGGAGATTCCATAGAAACAGTTCCATACACTTCTGTAGAATAGTCGCCATCGGAACCCATATATCTCCAATGAATAGTTTTGATAACATCTACCAATCCATCTTCAGATGGGGCGATGTCCAGTGATGGGAAGTTCCATGTAAAAGTTGCGGTCATTGCATTTCCTTTATATTTTCTGATATCTGATATTTATTTATCTAAATGCGGGTCCTGTGACCCAGATGACAATCGATTTTCTTGTACCAGAGACAACAGGTGTGACTCTATGAAGTCGAAATGATGGAAATGCAATAACTGTGCCTTTTTCTTTTGGCGCAATCTCTGGTTCTTTGTCTGTCAATACCTGTAGTTCTCCGCCGTCATAGTCTTTAGGATCAGACAACTGTAGAACCATACTGAATTTCCTTGGCGACACATCATTTGCACCACAGTCTATATGCCAGTCATAAAACCCTTGCTCATTGCCATCGTAAATTGTGTACTGGAAATCTTCAACAAACCCATACAAATCATAGTTGTAAAATTGTCCATTAAGTTGTCTAACAATCCAAGCCATTCTGTCGTATAGCCAGCCGATCTCATCATTGTTACCGATCCACCCAACTTTAGATTTTCGATATTCGTCTTGTTTTTCAACAGAACCAACCGTACCATAATCTATGGTTAAATTGTTTTCACAATATTCTTCTATTCGTGCTAGTTCATCAACAGTAAATCCATTTCCCCATGTAACATATGAAGAGGTGTTTCTATCGTTTGGTGGTGTTGGTGTGAATTTATAGTTTGACATCACTTAATCTTTCTATGGATTTTATCACGATATAACGATTCGTGTACATTATCTCTTATAGTTCTCATTCTATTAGTGGCAGCAATTTCCTTTTCAGTGAATTTTCTAGACTTATGCTTTAGCAGCAAGTTGTCTTTTTTGATAGGAATGACTTGGATCAAAGGAGTTCCCGCTTCGATCAATCCAGAAAAGTTTGGCTGATTGAACGTAAATGGAAAGTTGATGTATTCTTCTTCGTAATAAGGATAGTCTACCGTTCCAGAAAAACAGGTGAACCTGGGATCGGGTCTGTTTAATGGTGGAACAAATAACAATGAATAGTTTGGTGGTGTCTTGATCATCCAATAACTGAGAAACTTCATAGGCGGTTTGGGCATTAATGGATTTGGAGATTTGTCAGTTGTTATCTGTTCTTTCAGATGATTAGATACGAGTTCTTTATGGAACTTCCATTCATATGTCACGCCAGACATATCTTCATTAACGACGAAATGAACATCAGCAGCCAGCGGTATGATATAACCAAGAGACATAGAATCCAAAAACGGATTACACCTTTTTATGGTAGAAGTCGCAAAGCCTTTGGTGCCTGTTTTAGGAGGCAGTGCTTTATACCAATCTGGAATGCTTTTGTTTGAAGGGTATGGCGTTGGTATAATTCCATAATCTTCTTCGGCACACAAAAATTCTATCTCATCATTCTTAAACGCACTTTTAAACATGTTCACCTCAATTTTGATCATTGCCTTCTTTGTAGTATATATTACCGTTTTCCACCTCGATTATACACCGCGCAACTTCTTTTTCGCCACGCAATATATGATCATCGTGTAGATTGATCAGTGTGTTGTTATTTATCCAATCTCTTTGATGTTGTGGTAGTTTATCGAAACACTGCATAACAACCTTAAGCCTATTATAATCCATTAAGACCACGAAGCAATGACTTGCCCGCTGCTCGATCCTGATCCAATTGTTACAGTGATCACTTGATATGGTCTAACGTAAACTGTAGAGTTTCCAGGAGTCGCGGCACTCCCTGCATTACCTGATGTCCCTGAATTGAACGATCCTGCATTGCCTGGAGTTGCTCCAGTTCCTGCTGCGCCAGTTGTTCCTGCGTTGCCAGCAGCACCAGCATTTCCAGGAGAGCCAGCACTGCCCGATGTCGCACCTGTTCCTGCTGCGCCAGTTGTTCCTGCGTTGCCAGCAGCACCAGCATTTCCAGGAGAACCATTACCACCAGCAGTAGCACCAGTACCAGCATTTCCTGTATTACCAGCAGTTCCGTTTGAACCTGTTTTTCCTGCCCATGTAGTTGGTGCAGCACCACCAGCAGTAGCACCTGTGCCAGCAGCACCAGTTGTTCCTGCATTACCTGCGGCACCAGCACCGCCTGGAGACCCGCCGCCTCCAGTGCCAGCGCCCGTTCCTGCTGCGCCAGTATTGCCAGCAGTTCCGTTAGCGCCAGCATTTCCAGGAGAACCTGCTCCACCAGCACCAGCACCTGTGCCAGCGTTCCCAGTATTACCAGCAGTTCCGTTAGCACCAGCACCTCCTGGAGAACCTGCTCCACCAGCACCAGCACCTGTGCCAGCATTTCCTGTATTACCAGCAGTTCCGTTAGCACCAGCATTACCAGGAGAACCGCCGCCTCCTGCACCAGCACCAGTACCCGCGTTTCCTGTATTGCCAGCAGTGCCGTTAGCACCAGCGTTTCCAGGAGAACCTGCGCCTCCGCCAGTAGCACCAGTTCCTGCTGCGCCAGTATTGCCAGTGTTACCTGCTGCACCAGCGTTACCAGGAGAGCCAGCACTACCTGATGTCGCGCCAGTTCCTGCTGAACCAGATGCTCCAGTTCCGCCACTATTTCCAGCAGTTCCTGGAGAACCTCCAAGAGGGGCAGTACCACCACCCGCTCCACCGTTACCAGCAGCACCCGATGCAGCAGTTCCTGCGTTTCCAGGTTGACCCGCTGTTCGTCCTGCACCACCGCCGCCACCGCCGCCGCCACCGCCGCCACTACCTCCACCACCACCAGCGTTGCCAGCGTTACCCGCATTTCCTCTTGGTCCGCCAGCGCCACCAGTTCCATTAGTTCCTGAGTTTCCAGTTCCGCCTATACCACCTGGATTTCCGCCAGCACCAGCATTTCCGCCAGCACCACCAGTACCGTTATTTCCTGGATTGCCAGTTCCACCTATACCACCAGCATTGCCTGTTACACCAGCGGCACCACCTGCTCCTCCCGTACCATTATTTCCAGGATTACCAGTCCCACCTATACCACCAGCATTGCCTGTTACACCAGCAGCGCCGCCAGCACCACCAGCACCATTGTTGCCTGGATTACCAGAGTTGCCAATACCACCAGCATTACCTGTTACACCAGCGGCACCGCCAGCACCACCTGCTCCGTTGTTTCCCGCATTACCAGAGTTGCCGATTGCGCCTGAGTTACCAGCAGTACCAGCAGCACCACCTGCTCCTCCTGCACCATTATTTCCAGGATTACCAGAGTTGCCGATTATGCCTGAATTACCAGCAGTGCCAGCAGTTCCCCCAGGACCGCCAACACCATTAGTTCCTGGGTTGCCAGAATTTCCTATACCACCGCTAGTTCCAGTGCCGCCAGCAGTTCCACCCGCACCACCAGTTCCATTGTTACCTGGATTACCAGAGTTGCCAATACCACCTGAGTTTCCTGCATTTCCTCTTGCGCCACCTGCTCCACCAGTTCCATTGTTGCCTGGATTACCAGAGTTACCAATTGTTCCTGAGTTACCTGCTAAACCTCCAGTACCATTTGATCCCGTTCCAGCAGAACCACCATTACCGCTCACGCCGCCATTAAATGTGGCCAAGTTTCCAAATGCAGTCGAGTTTCCCGTTGTACCTGCATTTCCTGCTGTACCAGTTGCTGCACCAGTTCCTGCATTACCAGCAGAGCCAGCACTTCCAGGAGAACCTGATCCTCCAGCACCAGCACCTGTGCCAGCATTTCCTGTATTACCAGCAGTTCCGTTAGCGCCAGCATTACCAGGAGAACCTGCTCCACCAGCAGTAGCACCTGTGCCAGCAGCACCCGTATTGCCGACAGTTCCCGCTGCACCCGCGTTTCCAGGAGAACCTGCGCCGCCTGATGTTGCTCCAGTTCCTGCTGCACCAGTGTTACCAACATTACCCGCCGCACCAGCATTTCCTGGTGATCCCGCGCCGCCTGATGTCGCGCCTGTGCCAGCAGCACCAGTTGTTCCTGCATTACCTGCGGCACCAGCATTTCCTGGTGATCCCGCGCCGCCTGATGTTGCTCCAGTTCCCGCTGCACCAGTGTTACCAGCAGTTCCTGCGGCACCAGCGTTTCCAGGAGAACCCGCACTTCCAGCGGTAGCGCCTGTGCCAGCAGCACCAGTTGTTCCTGCATTACCTGCGGCACCAGCATTTCCAGGAGAACCTGCGCCTCCGCCAGTAGCGCCAGTTCCTGATGCGCCAGTTGTTCCTGCATTACCTGCTGCGCCCGCATTTCCAGGAGAGCCAGCAGTTCCTGATGTTGCACCAGTTCCTGCTGCGCCAGTATTGCCAGCAGTTCCGTTAGCGCCAGCATTTCCAGGAGAACCTGCTCCTCCGCCACCAGCACCTGTGCCAGAAGCGCCAGTGTTACCAGCAGTTCCGTTAGCACCAGCGCCACCAGAATTTCCTGCTGCACCACCACCTCCAGCGCCGCCGTCGCCGCCAAGAGATGACCCGTCGCCGCCAAAACCACCAGTACCGCCAAAATTAAGTCCACCATCTGGACTGCCAGGATTGCCTGGTGTGCCGCCAGCGCCACCACTAAGCCCGCCATTACCTCCGCCACCACCAGCGCCACCAGTTCCTGCGGTTCCATTGTTACCTGGATTGCCAGAATTTCCTGTGGCGCCTGGATTTCCAGCAGTGCCGCCAGCGCCACCAGAGCCTCCTGCTCCGTTGTTTCCTGGATTACCAGAATTTCCTATGCCGCCTGGATTACCAGCATTACCTCTTGGTCCACCCGCACCACCAGTTCCGTTATTGCCTGGATTACCAGAATTTCCTATGCCGCCTGGATTACCAGCATTACCTCTTGGTCCACCCGCACCACCAGTTCCATTGTTACCTGGATTGCCAGAGTTACCGATTATGCCTGAGTTACCAGCATTACCTCTTGGACCACCCGCACCACCAGTTCCATTGTTACCTGGATTACCAGAGTTACCAATACCACCTGAGTTTCCTGCATTTCCTCTTGGACCGCCAGCGCCACCAGTTCCGTTATTGCCTGGGTTGCCAGAGTTGCCAATACCACCTGAGTTTCCTGCGACGCCAGCATTTCCGCCAGCACCACCAGTTCCATTGTTACCTGGATTACCTGCGCCACCAGTAGCACCAGCATTTCCTGCAACACCAGCGTTACCACCTGGGCCACCAGTTCCATTAGTTCCAGGATTACCCGCGCCACCAATACCGCCACTAGTACCAGCAGCGCCAGCATTTCCGCCAGCGCCACCAGTTCCGTTATTGCCTGGATTACCAGTTCCACCTATACCACCTGAGTTGCCAGCCGTGCCAGCAGCGCCGCCAGCACCACCTGCTCCGTTGTTTCCTGCGTTGCCAGGATTACCAGCAGTTCCAGGATTACCAGAGTTTCCAGGATTACCACCGCCGCCTTTACCAGCAATCGTCAAACGATACACACCAGCAGGAACAGTGAATGTCCCTGAAGAGTTAAATGTCTGCGAACTTGGTGCGGAACTTGGCATTGCTCCTAGGTGGGAGATAGGCATTTATCTTCCTAACTGATACAGTTCTGTCAAATTTGAATTTTCGATCTCATCCAATCCATAAAGAAGAACTTTAGGATATTTTGCAGGTGAAAGATCATCGTGTATCTCAGTGTAGATCACAAAAGGGAATGTTTCTATTTTGTGACTTCCATCACTGAAAGACCAAGATGATAGTGGATCAAACACAAAGGGATGTTGTTCTGGGTCAGCATAATTCAAATGAATGTAAGTTAAACCGCAAGCATCTAAAAATGCTTTAGCGTCTACACTCTCTGAAACTTCTGATGGGTCCCATGAAAGATCGGTATAAAGATAGATGTCGTCGATTTTAGTAATAGCCATAGGTTGCTCCTTTCTTTAGCCAGTATTAGCCAGCGCAAAGCCAGCGTAATAAGTTGTTCCACCATCAACCGTCATTAGATTGAAAATATCAATCTTGTTTGCCGTAGTTGACATTGTGGGAGTTGTGTTGTTTGGCCATTTAACTGTTGCTGGCCATGTAAGTGTTCTTGATCCAGTAGCATCTTGCTTTGCGATAATAGTGCAACTGTATGAGATACCTGCCGCTGGAGGATTGGATAGTGTTATCGTGACATTGTTTGCTAATGACAAGTTGAATATGTTTGTTGTCGATAGATCAAGTGTCGCTGTTGTTGTAGATAACGTAGAATTAGAAACGTTTTCTTTATATGCCTTGATTGTAGGACTAAGAATAGAGTTGTTGCTCATAGTCAGATTGGCAGTGAGTGTCACGATTCCAGCAGAATCGATAGTCACACGATCTGTATAGGTGCTAGCAACTAAAGTAGAAAATGCAAGCGAGTGACTGGTATTGCTGCGTTGACCGACAAACCATTCAGTAACTGCGCCGCCATTATAAAGATGATAACCAACTTGACCAGCAGGAAGATAAGAAGAGATTATACCCGCCGCTTGGATTTTATAATTTGGATTACTATATCCAATCCCGACGTTACCATTACTGACAAGACGCATGATTTCTGTGGCACTATTCGTAAGACCAAATATTAAGTCAGAGCCACCATTTGTTATTCTTGCTAGTTCACCATTCGTAGCATTACCAAAGAACAGATATGCAGGATTTGTGCCCGAACCTTTGGCATAGAAAGAGCCATATCCGCCAGTTCCTTCTGACATAACAATAGAGTTGGTAGCTTTAACATGAAGGGGCTGTGTTGCCTGAGCCGCGCCCATGCCAATACCAACATAACCACCAGAAGGCTGTAGATTGATATTGTAAAAAGTTGCGGTTGCATCTGTACGTTGTGCTTGTAACCATGTATCACCAGTGCCACTTGAACCGACTAATAGACCATATGCAGCATCGTTATTCGTCACATACAACGATCCACTAGCAACGCCAAGGGTGGGAGCGGCTGTATTTCCTGCTGATGCTGATACTTGCAAACGAAGTTTTGGTGCAGTCGCGCCAATACCGACGAAACCAGCACTGGTAATACGCATACGCTCGGATGCACCAACAGTGAATGCAGTATATGCCGCAGTGTCAGTTTCGGCATTTTGAATTATGAAACCACCAGATTTATATTTAACTAAATCAACAGCGACACTTGCCGTATTTGCCACATTCCGAGTTACTATTCTAATATCCGCACCACTAGCACCGTTAGTGTTTTCCATATTTTGGACATCAAAATATCTTAGAGAACCAGCAGCAGGAAAGTTTGCATCACCCATGCGAATATTACCATCACTAGAGATACGCATACGCTCAAGATCAGATGTTGTGTTGGTGAAAATGGTATGGGCGCTATCAAGATTCTTGATATACAGATTGCCTTGATATTGACCAAAGAACGCCGCTTGCGTTGACAATCCAGCACGATACAGAGCCAAGGTAGCACCATCAACATTTCCAGATGCAAGTTGCATATATGTAGAGCCAGTGCCTGTAGCACGAACTACGCCTGTAACTTCTAAAGTTGTTGCTGGAGTTGGAGTGCCTATACCGACGTTACCATCGGAAGTGATACGCATACGCTCGGCATTGTTGGTGTAACTTACCATTGGCAACGCTTGGAAAGTATAGAGAGCCACTTCAGTAGAAGATGCCCTTACAATAAGTTCATTGGTGCCAGTTGTAAGTGATAACTGATTGGTTGTGTCTGCAATCCGTAACTTTTGTGACGCCACAGTCGTGCCAATACCAATATTACCATTCGCTGCAATACGCATACGCTCGGAACCAGCAGTACCAAAAGTCAGTTTTCCACTAGCGCCAGTTGCTTGTATCTGTAACGTTGCGCTAGCGCCTGATGCAGTAAGATAGTTAAAGCCGTCATAGACCATAGCAATCTGATCAGCATTGCTGTTAATCCGAACACTGCCTAATGTACCAGTCACATCAAATTTTGCAGAAGGAGAAGTCGTTCCAATACCGACGTTAGAAAGAATAGACACAACATTTGCTGTTTTATCATAAACAAAATTCGAAGAACCATTAGCAGTGCCAGAATCGTTATATAATATATGTGTGTTTGTCGAAGCGCCTACACCAGAACCAGCAGACCCAGTGTAGCCCAAAGAACCCGTATAACCAACAGCAGCATATGCGCCAGAAGAGCCAGTGTAGCCCAGAGACCCTGTGTATCCTAATGATCCAGTATAACCCAAAGAACCAGTATATCCAAGTGAGCCTGTGTATCCTAACGATCCTGTATAACCGATTACACCCTGAATACCTTGTGAACCTGTGTAACCAATAACGCCTTGAATACCCTGAGAACCAGTGTAGCCAATAACACCTTGAATACCTTGTGAGCCAGTGTAACCGATTACGCCTTGAGAACCAGTATAACCAATAACACCTTGAATGCCTTGTGAGCCAGTGTAACCGATTACGCCTTGAGAACCAGTATAACCAAGTGATCCAGAATAGCCAATGACTGTAGAAGCAGAACCTGTATAGCCGACACCTTGTGATCCAGTGTAGCCTAATGAACCTGTGTAGCCTAATGAACCTGTGTAGCCAATTACACCTTGAGTGCCTTGAGAACCAGTATAACCAAGTGATCCTGTATAGCCCTGCGATCCAGTGTAGCCAATTGCCGCATAAGCACCAGATGATCCAGTGTAGCCACGAATACCGCCATATGGCAATGAGTTCCATGCAGTTGAGCCGTTGCCCAACTTGAACAAGTTTGTGTCTGTCTCGATACCCATTTCAGCAATGGCAAGAGTAGGATTCACGCTAGTCCACTGCGCGGCTGTTCCTCTTCTAAGTTGAATCTGTACGGTCATTGATACGCCCTAATGTTTATAATCATATTTATACCGTTCCACCGTCAAGTGATGCGATACCGCCATATGTAGAATCTGGATAACCACCGTCAACATTACCACTTCCACTGCCTCCACCAGCACCCCAGTAAGCGGAAGTGCCATCCGACAACAATGCTTGACCAGCAGAACCGACATAGCCATTAGCAACAATGCCTTTGACTGAGATATTATTTAAAAAGTATTCTGTTCTCTTGGTCATTAAGTTGTCATCTCTATCAGTTGAGAGTTAGCCAGCACATCGGACACATAAGCAAACTCTAATGGAAGAGTGGCAAAATACAGCATCTTCATATTGTCAACGATTGATGCATCAGCCTGAACAACAGGAGCGCCATTGAGTGATGAAATGATCCCCGCTTCTGAATAAGAAAAAGCAAGTTTATTTACAGAAAGTTGATTTCCGCTATTGACTTGTGTTTCGTTCTCTGTTATAATAAGAGTGTTCCCTAATGATATACTAATAGTTCTTGTTAGAGTATCAGTAGCAGTAAATGTTGCTAATGTTGTTCCAGCAGTTATTGGGTTAAACTTTAGATAAAACGTTCCTTGAGTCTGATTGTAAGTGTGAAACGGTACAGACTCCTTAAAAGACATATTGCTAACTGTTGTAGTTGTTCCTTCTGATCCATGACCGACAGAAACATATATCTTATCAACAGTAGGTGAGAACAGAATATCAAATGTAGCATCAGTCCTTGTCAATGAGTATACAGCATAATCATCTAACTCTAATGTAGAGCCAATACGAACAGTGCCGTCATTGGTTGTGTAACCAGTACCAGAGACTCTATAGTTTCTTCCAGGAACAACATCTATTGCTTGATAGTAGAAGTTATCGATATTGTTATATGACGTGATCGATCCATATGCATTATCCACTACAAGAACACTGTCATTGTAAGGAATCCATGCAGAGTTATCTTCAAATGTGGTATTCAGAAAGAGTTCATCTTTCGATGCAATAGGACCAAGAGTATTTGCTGTAACGAAAGCGGTTGGCGATACATATTGATTGTTATTGCTTTGTCTCACTGTAGCATTAGGCAGAGATGAAACATAATCGATAGCAAAGCCTTCAGTAGCCTTGATCATTCTGCCGCTCTGTGTGTTCTCTGAATACAGATTACAGGAGATAACTTCTTTTTGAATCTTAAATGTTGTCACATTAGCAGATGGAGTTACCATCAATCTGCCAGTGTAGGCTGTGATGTCAGTTGAATATTCTAGAGGTGCGCCATTGTTAAGCGTGTATCCACTTTGAATATCACCAATCGTAACACCATCATGAGTAACTTGGCATTTGGAAACACTGATACCAGTATTTGTAGATGCTTGTATTGTGTAATAGACAGAGTGAACCTCAGCCAACGATATAGTATCAATTGGCTGAGGGTCTGTATTGGATGAAACGTATATAATGCTCGTATTCATATCAACCTCTCTGTTGTAACTATTATTTAGTCACGTTACACAGATGGTTGAAGTTTATGCAACTCTTGT